TGTTCCTCTGGCCTTGAGGTTGGTGACAGCTTCAAGGCCGATGGCTCTCAATTTGAGGTGCTTAAAGCTGTTGATTTACATGGTCGCGGCGAAGTTTTTGTAATGGATGTAAAGGAAGTCAAGGATGACAAACCCAAAGCGCGGCGAACTAAAAATAAATCTGGCGGATCAGCAATTTCTTTGCAAGGTGTCGATGGACACCATAATGAGGATTGAGAGCAATACTGGTCGCGGGATTTTAAAGATTGCAACTGGATTGCAAGATGCTGATTTGTCTGCTTCAGATATGGTTTCTATCTTAACCCCAGTTTTGAGAACCAGTGGGGCTGATTTAAAAGACAAAGATGTTTCAAAGCTAATTTGGGAAGCCGGATTTTCTGAGGGTGTAAAATGTGTTGCTGAGGTTATCGTCTTTATTATTGGGAATGATGAAGAGGGAAAGGAAGTGGCGGCGGAGTAAGTATTGAGGAATTGCCTTGGGATGAATGGCTAAAGGCGGCTCTTGGAAAGATGCGAATGTCATCGTCTGATTTTTGGGAGATGTCTTTTGAGGAATTTAAATTCGCTCTTGAAGGTTTTTCTGAATTCAATTCGGGTGGCTCTCCGCCGCCATTAGACAAAGAAGAGCTTGAAGACCTAATGGAAAGGTTCCCAGACTAATGGCGACAACAATTGACACCCTCTTAGTCCGTATTGAAGCGGATATGTCTGATTTAAGGCGCGATCTTTCCAAAGTTGCAAAGCATACTGATGAAGCTGGCAGCAAAATGAAATCCGCCTTTGCGGGTGTGGCAAAGGCCGCTGCCGCTTTGGGCGGTGTCGCGCTTTTTTCTGGATTTATAAAGTCATCAATACAAACTGGCGCGGCTATCGAGGGGTTGAGGGTTCAACTTAATGGCCTTTTAGGAAGTGTTGATGAGGGCGCAAAAGCATTTGAGATGATGACTGCCTTTGCTTCCAAGGTTCCATTCTCATTAGATCAAATTCAATCTGGCTCCGGTTCTCTTGCGGCGGCTGCTGATAATGCTGATGAGCTTGGTGAGCTTATGCAGATCACAGGCAACATTGCTGCGCAGTTTAATATTCCTTTTGAAATGGCCGCTGAGAACGTACAAAGGGCTCTCTCTGCTGGCGCGGCATCTGCTGATCTTTTCCAGCAAAAGGGCGTTAATGCCTTTATGGGTTTGAAAGCTGGAGTTTCAGTTAATGCTCAGGATACCGCTAAGGTTCTGATTGAGCATTTTGGAACTGGCGGCACGTCCGATGGAGCTATGGCTGAATTTGCCAAGACAACAAATGGTGCATTGTCTATGTTTGGCGATGCTATGTTTAATTTTAGAAAAAAAGTTGCGCAAAGCGGTCTTAATCAGGGGTTCACGGACTTAATAAACGTCATCACTGGTATGATTAACAGTAGCGGTGATCTTGCAACTTTAATTGGCGACAAAGTAGGAAAAGCATTTTCTGCTCTGGGTAGGGTTCTGACCTTTATTGCCGACATAAGCGGTGAAGTGGCAATGTTGTTCAGGTCAATTTATCAAGTGGCCGCAACTGCGGGTTCTATTTTGATGCAAATGTTTGGGTTTCAGCTTGTTGATCTTATGGACGCTGTTGCTGGGGCAATATTGCTCATTAAAGAAAATATGGACAAAGTGATTGTCGTTGTTGGCGTTTTTGTAGCTTATAAATTTGCGGCTAAACTGTTCACTGCCGCAGAAGGCGCGATCAAACTTGCCAGAGGACTAAGAGCGATTGGAATTACTCAGGCCATTCTTAATAGTGTTACCAAAAAAGGTATAGGAACTTGGTTGGTAATAGCGGCAATTTTTGGAGAGATCACTGGCGCTACGGACGGCCTCAAAGACAGACTTGCATCTTTTGCCTCAGATGTTTACGAAAGACTGCCGGAAGATTTAAAGGGTAGTATTGGGGACGTATCAGAATATTTTGGTAAAAGCGCAGAAGCTATAGACGAGGCTAGACAAAAACTTTTTCAAACCGGGAGTGGATTTGTAATGCTAAATCCCGGTGAAAGTGTCGCTCTTGATGTTGATGCCACAATTGAGGGAATACAAAATGCTCTTATGGGAGCGGGTGTTGCGGCTACTGTAACGGATGGAGAATTCAAAAAGCTCAAAACTACTATCGAGGGACTTTTGCCCGAAGAGATCAAGCTCTTACAAACCATCGAAGCAATAGAAAAAGCACTGCCAAGAATGGATGAGGCACTGAAGGCTCAGGCTCTTGATGCGATTGCCATATTGAAGCAAGAGCTTTTGGAACTAGACCCGCTTTATAAACAGCTTACAGACCGTGCCAACCAAGCCTTTGATACAATGGCTGACAGCCTTACTGACATGGTTATGAGGGGCAAAATTGACCTGCAATCACTTGGAAGTATGTTCAAACAAACTGTCAATGAAATGATCGCTGATGCTCTTAAAGCTCAAATCATAAAGCCAGTGTTGGGCGGTATATTTGGGGCAATTGGAAGTGCTATAGGCGGCCCGGTTGGAGGTTTCATCGGGAAAATTGCGGGGGATGCCATTGGTGGTTCTGCCGATGGTGGGAACCTAAATGCAAATATGCCTCAAATTGTTGGGGAAAGAGGGCCGGAGCTTATCGTTCCAAAATCAGCCTCAAATATTATGAACAACCACAACACGAAGAACGCTCTTGGTAGCGGCGGTGGTACAATAATCCAGCAAACCATTAACGTGAGCGCCGGGGTATCTCAGACAGTAAAAGCTGAAATGATCTCACTTATGCCAAGGTTCAAACAGGAAGCCATGAGAGGTGTTGTCGATGCTAAACGGCGCGGCGGCTCTTATGGTCAAGCATTCGGGTGATATATGACACTTATAACTATGCCAACAAGTCCAGCCTTTACCAGTTCAGAATGGGGCATTAGCCGCGCCGTAGCGGTGTCTCAGAGCCCGTTTACGGGCGCTACACAGGTGCATAAGTATTCCAAGGACCAATGGACAGCAACGCTCACTTTACCCCCTATGAGGCGTGATTTAGCGAGAGAGTGGCAGTCTTTCTTTATGCTCTGTGAGGGGAGAGCTAACACCTTTCTTTTGGGCGATCCTGATGCAAATGAGGTTACTGGTGACGCTATTCCCTCTGCCGTAACTGTGGCGGCGGATGCGGCCATTGGAGATACATCTGTGAACCTGACAATTGGTTCTGGAAAAAAAATTAATAGTGGGAGCTATTTGCAATTTGGAACTGGAGCTAACGCGCGGCTTCATATGGTTGTGGATAATAACACAGGGGATGGGGTTGTAACTATTCAGCCGCCATTGAAGTCTGCTATCAGCACAAACGACAACGTAATTTTCTCTTCAGCAAAAGGGGTCTTTCGAATGGATGCAAATTCATTAGTTTGGAGCGCAGATCATGTCAGCCGATATGGTATAAGTTTTTCATGCAGCGAGGCATTATGAGCCGTAATATTTCAGCTTCATTACTATCGGCCCTGACAGGTGCAACCATAGAGCCTTTCTATGCCGTTGAGTTTATGTTCGATACTAGGACAGTGACCGATATTGACGGAAATGATTTTGATGTAGCGCCATTACGTCTTTGGACTGGCATTGAAAATAGAACGATTGAGGTTCAAGGATCAAATCAAGTTTTCGTAGGCACAGGGGCTCTTCTTTCTATTGGAGGATTGAGTGAAGTAAATGACCTATCTGCCAAGTCATTATCTGTAACACTCACAGGTCTAAACTCAGACATATTGTCAATTGCGCTTCAGGAGCCATACCAAAGGCGGGAATTCCGTTTATATTTTGGGGAAAAAAACTCCAGCGATGTCATTCAAATATTCAGTGGCAAAATGGATAAAATGACAATTTCAGATGATGAAAATGCCAGCACCATTCAAATGCAAGTTGAAAGTAATTTAGTAGAGCTTGAGAGGTCTAGCGGCTGGCGTTACACCCAAGAAAATCATAAATCGAGATATTCAGGCGATAGTTTCTTTTCATTCGTTCAAACAATACAGGATCAACAGGTAGCATGGGGCCGAAGCACCGATTAAATATATACATATCCAACATTAAGGATGAGCCGTTCATGTGGGGGGTTAATGATTGCTTTACCTTCACGAATAATGCTTTTCGTGCTATGTATGGGGTTGGATACGCTGATGATTGGATGGGACGTTATATGAACGGTTCAATGCCTAAGCACGCTTCAAGTTTGCGCAGGGAATTCAAACATTCAACACTTTTCAATGGTTTGACCAGCAAAATGAAAAGAATAGATAGTCCAATTTTTGGAAGCCTTGTGACAACAAGCGTAAATCAACGCTGGGTTACTGGGTCAGCTTTTGGAATTTCACTTGGTTCACGATCTGTATTCTTGGCTAAAGACGGCCTTATAAAATTAAACAATGAATATGTAGAAAGCGCATGGGTTCTTAAATGAATAATACTAATTTCCCCTTCAATGTGATGCGCCATCGCAAGCAATTTGAGATTGCGCCGAGAGAGCCGATAACAATCGGGAATGCAGTTTTGGCGTTTATCGGAGCGTCTACAAGCTCTTTGGCGGTCCTATACGCCGTTGGTGTTGTAACTATTGCTGTGGTGGCTTCCGCTGTCGTTGGCGCTGTTATGCCAAAAATTCCCGATTTTGGTGGATTAAACAACTCAGGAACCCTTCTCCAAAACAGGAAGGAGCCTTTGCCTCCTGCTGAATTTGTTTATGGTGAGGTCAGGAAGGGTGGCACTGTTACTTTTCTGGAGAGCACTGGCACCAACAATAAAACACTCCATCAAATCATTGTGCTCGCCGCCCATGAGGTTGAGGCAATTGAGGAAATATATTTCAATGATGAAGTAGTCACGATGAGCAATGAGCTTGTTACATCTTCCCCCTATTCAAAATCGTACTCTAAATATGGCGAAGGCCAAGTAACTGAGTATTATGCCAGAGTATATAAGCACACTGGAAATCAAACAGCCGCTAATAGCCCATTCGCAAATTCCACTAATTCTTTGGCTAATACGTTGCATTCTGCGGATGGCATAAGCGTAGACAGTGATTTCATTGGCAAGGGACTAGCTTATATATATTGTCAATTTACCTACAACCAAGATGTATTTTCCGGTGGACTGCCGACTGTTACGGCAAAAATCAAAGGCAAAAAGATAGTTAAGACTGTTAATGGGGTCAATCAAACCGCAGCTTACACTAACAATGCAGCTTGGTGCATAAAGGATTATTTGCAGTCAAATTATGGCCTTGGTGATAATTCAATAGACTATTCCACATTTGAAGCTGCGGCGCAGATATGTGATGACACAACAATTCTTTCTGATGGTACACCTCAATTCACAATGAATGGAGTTATTGGTGGCGCTGAAAGCCGGGGGAATATTTTACAGAGGATGATGACAACCTGCGGAGGTACTTTGTTTTGGGGTGCGGGGTATTGGAGGCTATATGCAGGGGATTGGATAGCGCCAACGAAAACATTGACTATGGACGATTTTAGAAGCGGCATCCAGATGGACACTAAAATTTCCATGCGAGATAATTTCAACGCTGTTCGTGGAACATTTATTGATGCTGCCAACGATTTCATAAGCGCAGATTACCCTCAAGTTAGCTCTGATAATTTTCTTGCGGATGATAATAATATTGAGACTGTTCTTGATCTCAACCTACCTTTTACAACTAATCCGTTGGCGGCTCAAAGAATTGCCAAGCAAATGCTAATGAGAAATCGTGAGCAACTAACGCTTAGTGCTGATTTTGGCATGAATGCTTTTGATGTTCAGGTAGGAGATTTTATTTACATCCAAAACAAGAGATATGGATGGGGAGTTGGAAATGAAAAAACCTTTGAGGTTATTGGTTGGAGGTTGCAGCCTGACGTTGAGGGCGGTGATCTTCGTGTAAATTTGACGCTGAGAGAAAGCAGTCAAGCCGCTTTCGGCTTTACCAATTCTGATGAACAGACAATCATTACAAACAACACAACCCTTCCAAGATATTATGATGTTCCTAATATCTCCCTCAGCGTGACTAAGGAATATCGTGAGGTAAATGAAAGCGTTGTGAATGTTCTGATTGTGCGGGTTAATTCAGCAGATATTGAAAGAATAAGCTCAGTTATTCTCAAATATAAAAAATCTGATGATAATATTTACAAATCAGTGGCGCAGACAATTTTGATTAATGAGGGAACAACTGCTGGCAGGTTTGAAATTGTTGGAATAGACGCTCCTGTATCGGGTGGTTCTGGTATAAATTACGACATTTCAGTAACCCCAGTTAATGCTCTAGGTTTCAAAGGCGCAGAAACTTCTGTAGTTCATACCGTCAATCCAGACACAACACCGCCCAGTCCCCCAACAACATTAAGCCACATATTATCGGGCGGCACACTATTTTTTGAGTGGGATGCTGTAACTGATATAGACCTGTCTCATTATAAACTGTATTATAATTCAAATACTTCTGAGACCTTTGGCAACTCAAAGTCTTTAAGTAATCTGAAAGTTAAGAAAATCGCACGTCCAGCCACGTCAATTACTTATCCCTCACTGGCTGGGAAGTGGTTTATTTCTGCGGTAGATAAATCAGGAAATGAAAGCACTACCGCCCCTGATACAACTGTTTTAGCGTCCGAGCTTCCTCCACTTAATCAAACAGATACCACCAATGAGCACACTTTATTTAGCGGTCAGGGGCTATCAGGAAGTTCTAATGTAACTGTTTCTGGTAACTCATTGGAAATAAATTCTTATTCCTCCGCTAATGCGCAGGGTATTTATCAATTCTGGCATGAGGATAGTTCTAATCATTATATTGATATTGGCTTAACACCAAGAACAGTGAGGCTTTCATCCTCTTTTACAGCAACAAGAAAACATTTAGATGCTGTAAATGGTGAAGTTACTTGGGATGATATACCCGGCAATTGGGATACATGGCCGGGGAACATGGATGACTGGACAGATCAAGAAACAGACTTTGGTGATTTTGCAGTGGTTGTGCAGGCTAGAGCATCTGATACTGTAGGTGGTCTTTCTAGTGAAAATTATGTTGTGGCTGCTGGTGAAGTTGTTGGACGATATGTTCAATTTAGGGCTATACTTTCAAACACAAATGCAAAAGTAACGCCAGATGTAACTGCACTTAGTGCAATAGTGGAGTATTAAAAATGACAACTCATCCCTTTACTATTAGTGGGGCTCAAAATGCAGTTAGTGCCAGAGAAGATATTGAAGATGCCCTTCAGGCTTTGGCATCAAACAACAGCGCAAATAATGCGCCTTCAACGCCATATGCTAATATGTGGTGGTATGAGATTGACACACAGCTTCTAAAGATCAGAGATGAGGATAACCTTGCTTGGATCAACGTAGCTTATATCAACCAGTCTACTTACAAGTTTGAGATACTTGACGACACTAAGGTGGTCACAACCTCTGGTTCTCAAACTGGCCTTCTGGGAGATCAAACAACAGCTACTTGGGAAGCTGGTACTGGAACTACTGAAAGTCTTGTCTCGCCAGCTAAAGTATTGGCTGCTGTAGTTGCTAACAGTCCTGAGCCTATTGGTGTGGGTCAGACTTGGCAAAGCCCTTCAAGATCAATAGGTACTGTTTACCAGAACACAACTGGAAGGCCCATTCAAGTATCTATAGGAACTGGTGCGCAAAATACTATTGAGCTAAGAGCAGGAACAACTTCTGGGTCAATTTCAGGAATTGCTACTGCCTCCTATTATAGCGGTATGCAGTGTATAATCCCAGATCAATGGTATTATGGAGTTTACAACTTAAATGGTGGTAATATAGCATATTGGCGTGAGTTAAGATAATACTAATATGATATCTATATCCTTGACACCAGCCATATTAAACCAGTTATTTGCCCGGTAAGTATATGACTGGCACAATAGGCAAATATCGTGTAATGTAAAAGCGCATATGCAACATCTAACAGGAGGCCATCATGGCAACATTAGGGGATCGGGTCTTTGATAATGGCCTTTCAGTGCTCGATAGCGAAGCAAATAAAATTTTAGTTACATCTCAAGAGGCAACTACATTTACCGAAGCAAACTCTACTTATGCTTTGGGAAATTCAACTAGCCTATCAATAGGCGCTTCGGGTGATCGTGTTGGCGGGGGTCGAAAGGTAACTGTTGCCGCTGTCTCAGACGGCTCTATCACTGCCACAGGCACCGCAACGCATTATGCGATTGTTGACACAGCAAATTCACGTTTACTTGCCACAGCAGCCCTCACAGCCTCTCAGTCGGTTACTAACGGAAACACGTTTACCTTGGCTTCTTTTGACATTGGTATTCCTGATCCTGCTTAAATTTGACTAGGAGTTTCCGATCATGGCTTTTGTTGTAAAAGATCGCGTTAAAGAAAGTTCCACCACCACTGGTTCTGGATCATATACTTTATCTGGAGCCGAAGATGGCTTTCAAACATTCGCGGCCATTGGCAATGGAAACACCACATATTATGCCGCCACCGATGGAACTGATTGGGAAGTTGGTGTCGGCACATATACAAGCTCTGGAACATTGTTATCCAGAGACACAATAATATCTTCATCTAACAATGATGCGGCTGTTAGCTGGGGGGCGGGTGAAAAGTTAATTTTTTGCTCACAACCAGCATCAAAAACCAATATGATGGATGATAATGGATATGTGACGGGCTTAGAGTTTGGCACTCATCTTGATTTAAATACAACCGTTGCGACAAAGCCAAGTCACGCAGAGGGCCGCTTGTTCTATGATAAGGCGTTTGGCGCTCTTGGTTTCTATAACGAAGAAGGCGACATCACCCTTCAGATTGGTCAAGAAGAATATATCCGCGTTTATAATGACACAGGATCAACCATTGCAAATGGCAAGCCTGTTTATTTGACTGGTGAAAGCGGCTCAACACCCACAATCGCTCTTGCGAGAGCGGATGGCACATATGAACAATCTCAGGCCGTAGGAATTGCAACCCACGATATTGAGAATTCTTCAGTCGGT